AACCACCTGCTGTGTATAAGGCAATGCCCGACTCGCGTATACCTGTGAGTAGCAAACGTGGAGGCGTATGGCGTAGTCGTAGAGATACAAGCCAGAAGGGCATGAAGGACCTGATTGATGCATGGGATGAGGCTATTCGCTACTATAACCATGATCAGTCTGATCACCGTGATGGCACCGATGCTAATGTTGCTGGCAATCGCCACGTGGCTCGCAGACTCAATGAGCGTTTCAGTAGCACTGAGAATATTGTTTACTCCAATGTGAATGCACAGCTTCCTGAGTTGTATGCGAAGAATCCAATCGTATCCGTCACAGCACGACCGAGTAGTGATTTAGCTGCTGATGAGAAAGGTGATGCATTCGCACGTGCTGTTGAGAAGCTGGTCGATGCACTATTCAGGATGAAGTATGCGCCTGGGGTGAACATCAAGCCTAAGGCTAAGCGCAATGTGATTGTTGCGTTGCTTACCAACTGTGCATGGTTTGAAGTCGGTTATACACTGAAGGACAAGAGCAGTGAACAAGCTGCTGCTGATCTACAGGCGTTATCTGATAAACTGGCACAAGCGAAAGATGATAAGGAAATACGCGAGGTTGAGTCGGCACTGGTTGCGCTAGAAGAGAAGATTGAGTTCCTGCAACCGAGTGGACCATATGTGCGTATTAGATTGCCACATCAGATATTGGTTGATCCGAATAGCAGTGATCCTGCTGGTAATGATGCCAACTGGATGATGGTAGAGGACATGCTACCAACTGAGTATATCAATGCGATATATGGTGAGAAAGATCCTGATAAGGACGAGGTGACAAGCATATTCGAACCATCACATGTGTTGACTGGTGGTGGTGGTCCTGGTGATGATAAAGAATTTAGTCTGTTCACTAAGAAGGACAATGCGTATAGCGCATATGGCTTCGACAGTGCGGATCAGTTTGATAAAGCGTGCATGACCAAGGTCTGGTATGTGTGGGATCGTGTTACACGCCGGTTGGAGATGTATGCGGATAATGATTGGAAATGGCCCATATGGGTATGGGATGATCCGTATGGATTGCAAGGCTTCTTCCCGTTCACACGGATGACGTTCCATGAAAATCCCGTGGCTATGTATGCTAAAGGTGAAGTCAGTTATTACCTCGATCAACAAGATCAGATCAACGAGATCAACGATGAGAAACGCAGAGCATTGCTCTGGGCCAGACGCAATATCTTTTATAACCCTGAGTCCGGAATTACTCAGGAAATCGCAGACCGAATCCTTAAAGGACCAGATGGAACTGCTACACCGATTAAAATTCCCGAAGGTGTGAAGCATGAGGAGATTATCTTCAGTATTCCCCCGCCTAGCACAGCGTTTGCGCCGTTGTTTGACAAGACGGACCTGTATGCGAGCGTGGATCGTGTCGCGGCCACGAATGAAGTAGAACGTGGTGGACAGTTTAAGACGAACACGACGAATAAGGCCATCGACTACTACAGCACGCAAGGCAACATGCGTATGGACATGCGCCTCGATGCGATAGAGGACGCACTTGGCGATGTTGGATGGAAGCTGGCACAGATGTGTCTCAAGTTCATGGACCCACAAACGGTTAATGAGTTAACCGGCTTGGATGTTACCGAGTATTGGCGTCCGTTGGACAATCTACGTGATTTTGCAGCGTTTAGCGTGCAGGTCGTAGGCGGCAGCACACAGAAGTTGACCAGTCAGCAGAAGAAACAGGAAGCTGTGCAGATCGGACAGGTCATGGCCCAATACGTCAGGGCTGCACCTGCAAGTGCGTTGAAGGTTTCACTCAAGATGATGAGTGAAGCGTTTGATAACTTCGTAGTTAGTAAAGAGGATTGGGATAGCATAGCTGCGGAAGTGCAGATGATGGCGCAATCACAGCAAGGTGGTGCGCCAGGACAAGGTAGTGCACCAGGGCAACCTCCTGTTGGCGGTGATGGATCAGCGTCCACGTCACCACCCGGTGCACCGCAAGCAGGTGGTGGTATGCAGGTTGCAGCGCAAGTTGTTCAGGCATTGCAACAGCTACCACCGCCTGTATTACAAGCTATCGGTAATGCGTTGCAACAAGGCGTTCCACCAGCCGAGATATTTAGACAAATGCTGCAATCGCAAGGCAGCACACAGCAAGGGGCAGTAGCATGAGCGGATCGACAGAAGACGGTATCCTCAGTAGCATACCGGATATCCATGATGAACCAGATACGAGTGTAGATACGAGTGCGGATGTAGGTGGTAGTTCACAACCAGGTGGTGGTGGACAAGAAGGTGGCGGCACAAGCAGTGCAGCGCCAACGCAAGGTGGTCAACCACAACAGCCGGTGCGTAGACGACATGATGGATTGGTTGAAGTTCCTAATCAACAGAACCCAAACACACGTGATCTGGTCGATCCTATTAGTGGTCGCGTGGTTGCACAGGGTGGCATTGAGCGTCGTGTATATGAGGAAGGCCAGCGTCATGCGCGTGAGAACAATGCACTAAAGCAGCAGTTGCAAGCTGCACAGCGACAGGTTGGTGGTAACAATGAAGTGTTGCAGGAAGCTGCACGGTTGAATGTCGCACCGCAGGATCAGGTTGTTGCTATTCGCATTATGAGCGAATTTATGCGTGATCCGGTGAAGACATTGGAGACGCTTGTAGCGGAAGTAAAGAGTAAGGGCTATCCAATACCGTTCTTGGAGCAAGGTGTTAGTCAAGGTATCGACATGGCTGCTATTCAGCGCATGATCGACAATAAGATGATGCCTATTACGGAACAACGTGAACAAGCGCGTGTAACGCAAGAAGCACAGGAGCGGGCACAGGCTGACCTCGATGGTTTTCTCGAGGATAACGAAGATGCTCATTCGAACCTTGACGTTCTGGCCGAAATGCTTCAGGCTCAGCCAGGACTGTCCCTCCAGAATGCCTATACTAAGATGATTAGATGGGCACATAGTAATCAACTGGACTGGACACAACCGTTGAAGCAGCAAATTGCAGCGCAACGGCAGCAGCCTCCTCAGCAGACGCAACCAGCACCAACACGTCCACTACCAGGTGGCCGCAGTGTGCAACAGCAGACTACGCCAGTAGGTAATGGCGCGGTCACACAACATAACGAGAATGCATCCTGGTCTGATATCATCAGGCAGTCGATGCAAGAACATGGTGTTAACTTAAACTGATGAGGTAGGCTATGCCTGTTGGAACCATTATCCCCGCTGTTGCAGATGTTCTGCACAGCACACTAACGAAGTCACGACGCAAGTTGGTCATGGCTTCGATTAAGTCGAATGCGTTGATGGCATGGGTGTTTGCTAACGACCGAGTGGAGTATGAGGATGGTGGTTATAATATTACCAATCCCCTTACGGTCGGCCGTAACCCGAACATCACAAGCTACAGCTACTATTCTCCACTTCCCGTCAACCAGACCGACGAGTTCGATACCGTTGAATACGGGTATAGTCGTGTGGCGGGAACCGTTATCATCTCTGATCAGGAACAGGATGAGAATAACGGTGCAGCCGCTATCTTCAAGCTGATGAAGGAGAAGATGAATGTCCTTGAGGAAAGCATCAAGGATAAGTTTAGTCAGTATCTCTATGCTGTAGGTGGTGGAACTGATCCGCTCGGTCTGGGTTCGCTTATCCCAACTAATCCAACTGTTGGGACGCTTGGTGGAATCAATCGTGCTACTCAGCCTCAGTGGCGCACTTCTGCTTACAACTTTGGCGGCGGGATGGATAGTACAAACATCGAAGAAGTATTCGATGATATCCTCATGGACCTCACCCTCAAGGGTGATCGCCCTAGCGTTATATTGTGTGGCCGCAATATCTATCGCATGTATCGTCAAGCAGTGCGTGATAAGATGACCATTCCGCTTAGCGAAGGCAAAGCTGGTAAACGCATGTTCGACCTTGGCTTTGAAGGTTGTATGCACAATGGCATCCCCATGATGTATGATGAGGATTGCCCAGTCAACTACGCATACTTCATCAACGACACCTACCTTCGCCTCCACATGTTGAGAGGCGTGAACATGAAGGTTAAGGAACTGGTTGCTCCGTGGAATGTGGATGCGGTTGGTAGCCGCGTGCTGTGGCAAGGACAGTGGTGCCTATGGCGTGCATTCCGCACACATGCAGTTCTCACCAACTAGGAGTGTATCATGGCTGATCCCGCGTTTAAGAATGCTGGTGAAGACGAGACGAAGCCAGGACAGACTGAAGTCGAAGCTGGTAGTGTAGAGCATCAACAGGTGTTGAAGGC